CCGCTGTTCTGATTGATGACAACACAAATGACCAAGTTAACTACGCCTCATTTCTCAACACGGGTTCTACTCAGGTTGCAGTAATTACAGGTGATGCTAACGTGGCTGCGGCTGTGTTGCCAGTTAGCGGTTCTACAACAGGAAACTTTGTATTGCCAGCCTCTATGACCACTCCGTTGGTTTTGGCTGTGCCTACAACGCCTTTTTATGTCCGCATGATTGGATCGGGCGCTGGCCCATCAATTGTCTATGTGACTCCTACCGCTGATCAATCCTAAGAGGCGCTATGTCTGATCCTGCACAATCTACAATTCAAAACATTCTGCCTGTACAGGCATTGTTTAATGTTGATAACACATTCAACACGTTTATTGGGCAGGGTCAGCCATTTTATGCTTCTGTAAATCCATCACAATCGGGTTTAAACATCACATCAAGCACCATCAATAGCACGACTATTGGTGCAACAACGCCATCATCTGCGGCTTTTACGACTGCTACAGTCTCTACAGCCCCTGTCAATGGTACGGATGTGGTCAACAAGACCTATCTAGAATATTTTGCGGCTGGTATTTCTTGGAAACAACCAGTCCTATGCGCTACAACCGCAAACATAACGCTCTCAGGCTTGCAAACGCTTGATGGCATCACGGTTGCAGCTGGTGATCGAGTTTTGGTTAAAAACCAATCCACACAATCCCAAAACGGCATTTATTTGGCATCTGCAACTGCATGGACAAGATCGGCAGATGCGGATGTTTGGACAGATTTAATCTCAGCTTTAGTCTTTGTTGAATCTGGAAGCACTTTGGCGGGTTCTGCATGGTATTGCCCTGCACAGCCAGGCGGGACAATCAACGTCACCGCAGTCACATGGTCAAACTTCTCTGTTGCTGCAACATACACCGCAGGAACAGGATTAACCCTTGCTTCATATCAGTTCAGCATCACTAACACAGGTGTTACTGCTGGCGCTTACGGCTCTGCATCCAAGACCCTAACCGCTACTGTCAACGCACAAGGACAGTTAACTGTGTTGGCGGCTACTGACATTGCCATTGCAAACACTCAAGTCTCTGGCCTTGGCACAATGTCCACTCAGAATGCAAGTTCTGTGACTATTACGGGTGGTACGCTAAACGGTGTCACGATTGGTGCAACGACTGCGGGTGCAATTACTGGCACAACCATCACAGCAACCACATTTAATGGCGCTGGAACGGGTTTAACGGGTACTGCAAGCAGTTTATCTATTGGTGGTAGCGCAGGGTCTGCAACAACGGCTACTAACCTTGCGGGTGGTGCGGCTGGTTCTGTGCCATATCAATCAAGTGCTGGCACAACAACATTTTTAGCGGCTGGCTCTAATGGTCAATATTTGACATTGAGTGGTGGTTTACCCGCATGGGCAAACATAAGCGCTGGCGTTACATCATTTAGCGCTGGTTCTACAGGATTAACACCATCTAGTCCCACAACGGGCGCAATTACATTGGCTGGCACATTGGCTGTGGCAAATGGTGGTACAGGTGTAACGTCATCAAGTGGTGCAAGTTCTGTTGTTTTGCGTGATTCAAATTCAAACATTACAGGAAATGCTTTTTTTGCTGGTTTTACATCAGTAGCAGCTGCTGGTACAACAACCACATTAACAGCCGCATCAACGCCTGTTTATGTTGTTACAGGCTCTGGTGGTCAAACATACCAATTGCCAAACGCCACAACATTGCCAAATGGAACTATTTTTTCATTTAACAACAATCAAAGTAGCGGTGCGATTACAGTAAATAACGCATCTGGCACGTTAATTGTGTCTGTTCCCTCTGGTGGTTACACAACTGTTATTTTGTTGTCAAATGCAACTTCTGCTGGTTCATGGGACAGACACGATCAAAGCCCAGCCAATGTTTCTTGGTCAACCAATACATTTGATTACGCTGGCTCAATCACTTCTGCTACATGGAACGGCACAACGATTGCAATTAACCGTGGCGGTACAAATGGCACGGCTACACCGACTGCTGGAACTGTGGCTTATGGTACAGGAACAGCTTATGCGTTTACCGCTGCGGGTACTTCTGGTCAAGTTCTTCAGTCTAACGGTGCGTCAGCCCCAACATGGGTAACTCCTGCGGCTTATGCGACTGTGACTGATGACACAACAACCAACGCAACACGTTATCCATTGTTTGCTGCGGTTACAACAGGAAACCTCACAACAGAATACGTGAGTTCAACTAAACTCAAATACAACCCAAGCACAGGCGCTTTAACCGCCAATCAGCTAATCATTGCAGCGTAAGGAAACATTATGGGACAGTTAACTTTTCAAGCGACACTAGGCGGTGCGGTCAACTTGGTTGGCCCTAACACCGCTTCCACAACCAGTTTTACCTTACCAGCGGCTGATGGAACTGCTAACCAATTCCTACAGACAAATGGTAGTGGAACGCTAAGTTTTGCCACACCTACTGCGGGTGCATCAACTTCTGCGGCTAACACTTTTACTGCTACACAGACCTTTAACGGCAGTTCTAGCACGTTTGGTGTGGTGCTATTGGATGCGGCTGAAACGGTTAACGTAGTAGCTGCCGCACCGTCTGCAACTACTAACTTCTATGTTCAATCAGGTTCTGTTCAATACTACACAACAAGTGCCGCTAACAACTGGACATTGAACATTGCATTTAGTTCAGGTACAAGCATGAATACAGCATTGGCTGTTGGTCAATCTGTGACGTTTACTTTGGTGACTACTCAAGGTGCTACGGCTTACTACAACAACGCTGTGACCATTGATGGCACATCTGTAACGCCTAAGTGGATTGGTGGCGCACCTACAGCGGGTAATGCTTCTGGACTTGATGTGTACCGCTATGCCGTGATTAAAACAGCAAGTGCTACTTATACTGTGTTGGCTTCATTGACTCAATACAAATAAGGACTAGCAATGCCTTTACAAGAAACCTCTGGCAACGTAACGACAGACGCTTATGGCGGTGGTGTAGCCGCTAAACCAAAATATATTGAAGATTATTTTGTTACTTGGCTTAGATCAGGTACTGGTGCATCTACTACAGTAACGACTGGTCTTGATGCTTCTGCAAATAAAGCCTTGGTATGGACAAAATCACGATCTACTGCTACAAACCATAAATTAACAGATACAGTCCGAGGTGCAACAAAAGCCTTAACTACAAGCAGTTATCTTGGACAAACAACAGATACAAATGGTTTAACTGCATTTAGTTCAACTGGATATACCATTGGTTCTGATGCTAATTACAACAATAGTGGTAGAACGTATGTTGATTGGGAATTTGTAGCTACACCAAAGTTTTTTGATATTGTTACTTACACGGGCGATGGAACTTCATCAAAAACAATAAACCATTCTTTAAATGCTCAACCGGGCATGATAATTATTAAAAGCACAGTTGCTGCAAGCATGGGAGATTGGGCTACACTTGTTAGAAATGGGAATACATACTATACATATATGTATTTAAATTCTACTGCAGGCGCAATGTCTTCTACAGTTTCACAAACAAGTGCTGCATCAAGTACAACAGTTAATGTTGGTTGGCTTAATGCAAACCTTGATACTGTAAACGATTCTGGCGTGTCTTACGTAGCCTACCTATTTGCCCACAACGCAGGAGGCTTTGGTCTGACTGGTACAGACAATGTGATTTCATGTGGGTCATTTACAAGCGATGGTTCTGGAAATGCAAGTGTAACGCTTGGGTATGAGCCACAATGGGTCATGTTTAAATCAACCGCAGTAACTGGTGATTGGTACATTCTTGACAATATGCGTGGATGGAATATGTCTGCCAATGACAACTATCTTTTGGCAAACACATCAGGTGCAGAAGCTACTTACCAAATTGGAAATCCAACTTCTACTGGATTTGATTTAAATTCTCTTTCTAATTCTACTGGCTACATCTACATAGCCATTCGTAGAGGCCCAATGAAAGTGCCTACGGATGCGACTAAGGTGTTTAGTCCTAATTATTCAAGTGTTGCGTCAAACCCATTGACGTTAACTACTAATTTTCCAATTGATTTACAAATTAACTCAATAAGTAGCGCAAGCATAGGTGATAACAAAAAAGTTTTTGATAGATTACGAGGCACGTCTACTTCATCTGCAGTAGGTCTAAGTACAAATTTAACTAGCGCTGAAAGTACATATTCAAGTTCAGGTATTGGCGTTGATAGCAATGTATCTTTTACAGACAATAATGTTTTAGCTGGAAGTCCCGGCTATTACGGCATTTACTGGAATTGGAGACGCGCCCCCAGCTTCTTTGATGAGGTTTGCTATACAGGTGATGGTACAAGACCAAGATATATTGCACATAATCTTGGAGTAGCGCCAGAACTTATTATTGTAAAAAATAGAAGTACAGGTTCTACTGAATGGGTAGTTTCAGCAATGCGTGTTGAAGGTACTCAAGGAAATTTATGGTTAGACTCAACTTCTGCCGCATATCAAAATAGTGGAAGTGTGACAGTTTCTAGTGGCTATACAAATATAAGCAATTCAGATCAAACCAATTTTTATGTTGGTTCTACAAGTGCAACATTAACTTATGTAAATACTTCTGGTTCTAATTATGTTGCATATCTTTTTGCATCTTGTCCTAATGTTTCTAAAGTAGGCTATTACACAGGTAATGGTTCAACTCAAACAATTGATTGCGGATTTTCTGGTGGCGCAAGATTTGTTTTAATTAAACGCTATGACACAACTGGTGGCTGGTATGTATATGACACAGCCCGTGGCATGACTACTTTGACAGACCCATATTTGTTTTTAAATAGCTCAGCGGCTGAGACTGCAACACTTGGTTCTGTTACAACAGTTTCAACAGGTTTTGCTCTTAATGCGGCGGTCTTGGCGGCTATTAACACTAATGGTGGTGAATATATATTTTTGGCGATAGCGTAAGGAAAAATCATGCAAATCAGAATTCGAGAATCAGGCGTAGTCATGTACATTGACGAGTTTCGTGCCTATCAACATACACATGGCGGCCCATCATGGGGAACAACAACAACTGAAGTCTTAGAGGCTTTGGGTGCTGATGTAGTTTTAGAAGGCGCACAAGCAACTGGTGGTACTGTTTACCAATACTCTCAAGCCTCTGGTGTTGAGCAGATTGATGGCAAATGGTACACAAAGTATGTGCTTGGCCCTGTTTTTACTGATGGCGAAACAACTGCCGCAGAACAAGAAGCCGCCTACAAAGCACAGAAAGACGCTGAACAAGCCAAGTCTGTGCGTCAGACCCGTAGTGACAAACTAGCGGACTGCGACTGGACACAAGTGGCTGATTCACCTGTTGACAAAGCTGTTTGGGCAACATACCGCCAAGCCTTGCGTGACATTACAAAACAAGATGGTTTCCCTTGGGAAATTACTTGGCCTGATGCACCATGAGATTAGTCTGGAAAATCTTAGAATTAAAGGGCGACGAAAAAGCCATTATTCAGGCTAAGTACCTTGTTTCTTTAATTGAAGATGATCTAAGGATTGAGACAGAAGGTTATTGGGACTTTGACCCTGAACAAGCAACAATTCCAACAGCCGATGTGACTGAGGAAATGGTTGTACATTGGATTGACCAAGGCACTACCCAAGATGGTATTAGTAGCATAAAATCAAGGCTACTAGAGCAGCTTGAATCGGTCAAAAAACAGCAAGAAATTGCTTTGCCTTGGAAGCCGCCTACATTTAAATTAGTTTAAGGAATCACTATGGCTGTGCCTTATGACATTGTTAGCAGAGCGCTAAAAGACATTGGTGCATTGGAAGCTGGTGAAACCCCTACTCCAGACGCAGCGCAAGATGCGTTTGATATGCTCAACGACATTATTGACCAATGGTCAAACGAAAACATGATGGTTTTCAATGTCACAGAGATTATTTGCCCCGT